TCAATGTTATCGATAAATGCGGCCTCATCAATAAGCAACAAAGATACGGCTTCACTTCGCGCACTATCACCAGCAGCTGATACGGCTTTCATCTGACTACCATTTGATAATCGTATACTAAGTTTATTATTTTCTAAAGATTTAATTTTCATCCAACTAGGTAAATTATCATATCCGAATTTTACCTTAGTTACCATGTTTTTTGCTGTTTCTGTTTTAGTAGCAATACACAATACGTTTTTGTCAGTATTAAAAAGCATAAGCCATAAAGCATACGCTGAACTTAATGTACTAATTCCTAATTGTCTTGATTTATTTATTAAACTAAATTTATTTTTTAAAAATAGTCTTAATACACTTTCTTGAAACGGATATAAATTAAAATGAACTCTACCTTTGGTAGGGTGTTGAATCATGTAATATTTTTTACAAAAATAAATAGGATCTTGCTTACATTTAAGAAGTTCTTGTTGAATAGCTTCTTTTATAGAAAGTTGTTTTGGAATGTCATTTAATTCGCTCATAACAATACTATTAAAAATATACTAATTGCCGCTACTATACCAGTAAGTACATAGGATTTACTTAATTTAGTTTGTAAATCACTTATTTGATTTTCTTTTTCTGTTATTACACCTTTATAACTAATAATTACACTATCATGTCTAGTTTCATTTTTCTTATATAAAGCTATTTGAACATCACTAACTTTTATTGTAGAATCTTGTGATTTAATAATACTAGACTGGCTTTTAATGGTATCTCTACTGACAGTAATTTGTTTTTTTAAATAGTCTCGTTCTACTTTTACCTCTAACGCATTCCTTAAAGCAGAAACCGGTACTACTACATTAGTATCATTTAAAAGTTTTTGTGAACTTACTGGCAATATCAACATTAGACATACCATTAAGACGATTACGTTCTTCTTCATATTGTTCTTTATATTCTGATGCTCTTTTAGCGGCTGCTTCTAAGTCTTTTTTATCTTTAGCAATTTGAGCAGCTAAGACATTTTTTACTGAATCTAAACTAGCTATTTTTTGTTTATCTTTAGCTATTTCTTTATTTAAACTGTCTATAGTATTATAATATTGTTGTTCTTTATCGTTAGAATAAAGTGGTGTTGGTTTATGAAACCAAAAATACAACACAACTATTATAATCAATAAACCTATAACCGTTGATATTTTTTTCATATTACAGTCCTAAATCAGACATTGTATTAAGATCATTTTCTTCTTCTAATGATGATCTCCACATGTCAAACTCACTTCTCATAGATTCTTCAGGACTTTTAAATCTTAACATAACGTCATTATCAGCAAATACTCCTGATGTGCCTCTACCATCATCAAATAAATGATATGTTGTTCCTTTAATATCTTTAGCAATACCTTTATATTTCATGTATGTTCTTCCAGGTTCTCCTGAACCAGGCATTCCACCCACATAAACATATTCTTTACCTATTGTTAAATTTTGGGGATCTACTTCATTTAAAGTTTCTTCTTTAAGTTTAACATCAGTATCTTTTAGTTTCATTTCACCAAAAGCATGTTTTTTAAAAGGTACAGCTTCTTGTACGTCTTCTACCTCATTTATTGGTTGGGGTTTGAAAGCCTGTACCATTTTTCTAAATAAATCGTTTGAAAAGTCTATATTGTCCATATTTACATTTTAGTATAAATATGTTCAAATATAGCTTTTACACGTTCTTCTGTAGATCCACTTACTACTAATAAGTTTTTAGGTGGATATGCTTCTAAAAGATTTTGAATTTGGTAATCAATTTGATCTCTATATTTACTATTAGTTTCACGAACTCCGTTATCTTCTATTTTTACTCCATCAGGTTTTACGTAAATTACTAAATCATATTCACCTTTAAGATTCATAGCAGCATGTTCAAAATCATATTTTTGACTATTAGGAATACTTTTAGATAAAGCTGTAAAACTACAAACATCCCATATAGTTCTGTCTGTAATAATATTGTCAAATATTAATTCAGTACTTCTTTCTGCTAAAAATATAAATTGACCTTTTAAAGTACTATCAGTATTAAGAGGAATGCCTAAACTCATTAAGTATTTACTTCGTTCAGTAGCAGTTTCATAATTCTTAAAAAAATCATGTGCTCTTAAAGCATTTACCAATGTAGTTTTACCTACACTCATTGTACCTGTTAAACCTATTTTCATATTATTACATTGATTGTTCGTAACGTGGATCTTTTGATGGTGGAATGCCATTAAAGTCTCTTTTAGCTTCTTCCCACTGTTCTTTAGTTTTTCGTTCTCCAAAAATATAGTATTCTGGTTTTTGTTTTTGATCTTTTGGATAGATCATTGCAGGGCCATCCCAACTATGTAGTACTCTACGTTCGTCATTGTTGAAGTAATGAATAGTTTTACCATCAACGGTTTTTATTTTAATTGTTTGCATAACTTATTGTATATAGTTTAAATAAAAAGTGTTAAATCTCCATCATACCATACGTCTTCTAGATGGTATTTATCTTTAAGTAAAGACTCAGCAACGTATATTCCATGAGCACCACTTACTGTAATTCCTCTTGCTGATAATGCATCTCCTACAAAATAAACATTTGGATATTTAGTAAGACTCAAATTTTTATATTTAACAAGTGGTTCAGGTGAAAGATATTTTACTTCAGGCACATAAACTCCCCAATCATCACCAAAATCAAATACTTTATTCATATCATCAATGAAGTTTTTAATGTAAGTCCAATATTCACCCATAGCTTCTTCAATTTGAGATGTTTCTGCAACAGGATGACTACTAACCATTTCACCTTCTGATGTAATACCTGCTACTCTTGATGGACTATAATACAATCCTGTTCCGTCTTTTTGTAATTTAGACACAACATTACGACTCCATTCAAATGGATTTTCAATGCCTTTGATTTCCATAATGATACCAAAGTTAGTCATATTATTTCTGTATTCTTCACCTTTTTTAGCGTGTCCATTATAAGTAACATCACCATATGTTTCTTCTACAGCAACATAAGCAGCATTATTGTTAGTACAGAATGAACGTAAACTAACATCATCGAACTTTTGATATAACTTAAAATCATAACTTATATCAATTAATTTTTGAAAATAATGTTGTGGTGCTTCAAATCGAACTCCAATTTGAACTGATTTAGGTTCATCTGGTAGTTGATATTGATTAGCTAATTGTTGAGCAAAATCAATACCTGATTTGCCTACTGCAAATATAAGTTCTTCATAATCTATTTCTAAATTCAACTCACTGTTTAAAACATCACAAACTATAAGTTCTTGAGTAAAATCAATATTAGTTACTTTAGTTTCCCAATGAAAGTTTACATCTTTATCAACTAAATATTGATACCAATTTTTAGCAATTTCATGAAGATAATTACTACCAATATGCCATACAGGAAACATCCTTAAACCAAAATAAGGTTTAATGAACTCTGGTTCTTCTTCTGGATTAGACATAAATATTTCTTCAGGTTTTGGGTGGAATCTTCTAAAATTACTAATCACTTGATCCATCAAGTTCATTGCTTTTTCTTCACCACAGTATTTTGATAATTGACCACCAATTGCTGTGTGGTAAGTTAATTTACCATCACTCCATCCTCCAGCTCCTAACATTCCTTCCATTACTTCTTCAGGAAGTCTGTTGTGGGGATCTTTACCCATATCAATAATAGTAATATCTTTTCCAGGATAACCATTATCTACCAATTTAGTTGCTGCATTGATGCCTGCAACACCTGCTCCTACAATAACTATTTTCATGCTCATAACCAAAATATTATAATAAATTATTCATATTAAACCAAATAAATTTTTAATTTAAATTTACCACTTCCTTTAATAGCTCTATGCCATTTATGTTTAGGAATATGAATTGGTTTGTTTAAAGAAGTTGGTAATTCGTTGTCTAATTGAATCTGCCAATTTGTTTCACCAATTATTTCAATTGTTCTATCTTCATTATCTCGATGCCATATCAATTCTATAGGATCAATGTTTTCATCAAATTCTCTAATAATATATTTGTCAGTAACTTCTAGATCTTTATATGGTCTCATTCATTTTTACGTTCTTGCCATTCATAAGATATAACATCTTTGACTATAGGACCTCCTTTAGCCCATGTTCTACAAGCACGAGCTGAGTGGCATTTAAAACTATGCATCCAACAATACCCTAATCTACCATCATTATCTGATAGTGGACCAGGCATACAATCTTCCATTCTTGGAGAAATATCAAATGCAGCACAATTACCACATAAAGATTGTTTAGCAGCTTCAACAGTTGTATCCCAATGCTCAGCTAACTCATTCCAATAATCTCCAGGTTCATCAACATTTAAAGGGCCATATTTAATATAGTCTGCTTTAATAGCTGAGTCTCTGTTTTGAGTATTAAGTTCTAAATCTTGAGTAGGTAAAGGACAAGACATAGCTGCTTCAAACAGTTTACCTTCTTTAAGGTATTGTTTAAAATTAAAATTATCCATATTATTTATTTTTATC